CGTTGTGGCGGCCAAGCAGGAAGGCGAGATAATCCGCCGGTGTTGCGCTTTCTTCGTCCTGGGGGAAGGAGAAGGGCCGCTGGACGCTGTCCAGCAGAAAGGCCAGCTCGCCTTCGCACTGGACCGTCCGCTCATTGCGATCCCCCAGTGTATCATTGAGGACGCGGCCACGGAAATAAACGTCCTGCCCATAGTAGACGGTCACAATGGTCTTCAGCTTGAAGATTTTGTCGTAGGCCGGATGGGTGGGGTAGATCGTGAAGGTAAAGCTCCCCGCCTTGTTTACCTCCTGCTGAATCTTGCTGCTGAATATGGCGTATTGCCGTGCGAGATCACCCTGCATGCGTGGATCCCAGATCAACTCGTTGCCGGCGTAAACAGTAAATGTGGTCAAAAGCCTCCCTCCCGGTACGCAAACGAAATATCCCCGTCCGTCGCGATTGTGATATTTGTATCGCCCTCAGAGAGCGTCAGTGCCGGTACAATTTGGCCGGTACCCGATTGCAGCGCGACGCTGTGCCCATCCCATGTCAGTGTAGCCGCAGCGGTGGCAGAGATGCGAGGCGTTACCGGCATGCGGAGATTGTGCAACGTGACAGGCCCGCTCCCAGAGCGCACGACAACAGTCTCCGTCGTCTTGTATTTCCATGGCTCCGCATCGCCGTAAATCGTCAGGTAGCCGACGCCGTCGACATTTGCCCAATCGCCGACTGTAATTCTGGCCATATAGTAGAACCCTGGCTGATTGTCAAAGACGATCTTTCGGCGCTGCCCGTGCAGCGCGTTTTTTACAGCAGCGTCAGTCGCCATTCGATCCCCATAGCTCCGCTCTATGGACGCAAAGTTCATTGTAATGGTTCGGTTCCCGTAATGCGGCCCTCCGTAAAATTCCGAGTAGTCCAGCATTCCGTCTCCTCCCGGGATGGAGATGTAACTCGATTTCAACTCCGGCGCACCAATTGTTTTATCCAGATAGATAAGACCAAAGTCCTGCGCAGAATTAAAATCATCAAACAGAATATATCTCATTGTCCTCGACCCTCTGAACGGCTGATTTCGCCAATTGCATCATTCACGGCCGGAGCCAGTCGGCCGGCCCAAGTTCCATCGTCAAAATAGATTTGATACCGCGCTGTAGAGTCACTCCCGGCAAGCAGCTTGTCCAGCTTGGCGTTGACGGACGAAAGAAGATTCTCCATGTTCCCGCTTCCAGTTGCGAGGCCGCTCCGAATCACGGCTTCCTGATTCGCCTCCGCAGCCCGGAGACCGGCCTGCACCATTTCATGGGTCGGCATGCGAGCCTGCATGACGCGCAGGTTTGTTTCCGCCTGGAATCGCAGCTCTTCATCAAGGCGCGCCCGTTTTTTCTCCCAGCCGCGGATATAGCCCAGCGCGTCGTTGTCCGCTATCTTCTCATAGGCTTTCGACGGAGACTTCTGCAAGCTCTGCCGCCGCATCGCATTCATCGCGGCGGCAGAAAGGCCGGCCGCAGTTGACATGATCGCGGGCATTTTGGAATTTAAGCCTTGCCGGTAGCCCTCTGCGTCGTTCGCGCCAACGCTGGCAAATCCCTCCGGGTCATCCATGGCCTTCCGAATTTCTTCCTTTTTGTCCGCCATCGCCGCCTTGATTTCGTCCATCTCCTCGACAAGCTCCGGGTGAATCGCAGCGATCGCGTCGACGAAGTCGTCCTTGCCCTTGTCAACTTTCCGCATATTGGCGATGATCTCCTCAATCTCCTCGTCTGATGCTTCCGCCAGGCCCGCCAGAGCGGCAGCGGATTCCGTAGACCCGTCTGAAAATGTTTCAGCCAGTTCATCAACGCCGTCGATGTTGCGGCCCAGAAGGGAGTCCATATTTGCGGAGTAATTATCCAGATACTCTATCTGCGACAAAAGTGCGTCGTTCAGCGTTGATGCAGATGTTTTCGCCTGATTATCCATCTTTTGCCACTGCCCAATTTGCTGGTCGATGCTGGCACGGGCCTCATCCCGCATTTTTATGTACTCCTGCCTCACATCGATGAGGCGTTGCTGCATATCGTTGAGTTCTGCCTTGAGGTTGTCCTCTATAGCGTGCGCATAGTTCACAGTCTCCTGCGTATTTTCATCAATCGCGGTTTTCGACGCCTCCAGGACTGCGTTATTTTCCTCCTGGGCTGCCGTCAACGCCTCGACATTTTCCTTTGCCGCAAGGTATTCCTGCGAAAATATCTCCCTGCCAGAAATAGTGACGTTTGTCACGGCGCTCCCCGATGCCTCAATCTCCGCTAACTTTTGCTCTGCGGCTGCAAGCTCTTCTGCAATCTCTGCGCTTGCAGCATTCGCGTCCGCGTAAGCCCTTACGGCGGCCTCATACTCGCTATAGCCGTCCGAACTGTCCAAAAAGGAATTGACAGCCTCCTCCGTCATGTTGAGCGTGCCAGTCGTTTCGTCGAATGCAAGATTGAGGTCCGGGACCGCCTCATTAAGCCGGTTGATCTGCTCCAGCAGCAGCGCCTGATCCGAGGCAGACCGTTTTTGCTGCGAAGCGAGATCAAAAATCGACTTGGCGTAATTCCGATTTTCCGTAGACGCATCGGAAATTTTACTGACCGCGTCATCGTAGCTGTCTGCAAGCTCCTGCACCCGGTCCACCAGGTCCTGCGTCTTCTCCGGTACGCCCTCTATGGAGGCAACATACTGGACAACGGCAGCAACAAGCGTAGCAAGCGCGGCAGCGGCGATCATGTACGGATTTGCGTCCGAGAGCACAGTGTTGAATTCGCCCAGCTTCTTCTTGATCTTCTCGATGATTGCCAACCCAGCAACTGCCGCCGCATATAAGCCGACTCCAGCCGCAACCGCCGCGAGGATCGGGATCAGCGCGTCATTCTCCTGCAAAAAATCTGACGCCCAAGAAAGCAGGTCAGCGCCCGTCTGATTCAGCAGCTCATAGCTCGGCGCAAGCTGATCTCCGACAACGATCTGGAGATTTTCCGCCGCTGTAATTAAACGGTTGTGAGCTTGTTCGGATGTATCAGCCATTGTCTGAAATGCTGTATCCGTTGCGCCAGCGCTTGCGGAAACCTGCGCCAACGTGTCGTTGAACTTCTCGGCGCCGCCGTTAAATATGGTTAACGCCGCGGTCCCGGCCGTCGCGCTGCTCCATAAATTTGTAAAAGCGGTCGCATCTCCGTCAACGCTGCTTCCAAGCACCTCCATGATGTCACCAAGAGATGCACCGCTACCCATCAGATCGGTAAACGATTGACCGGTCTCCTGCTGCAAAATCTTCGACACATTACTCCCGGTATCGGCCAGCTCCAGGAGCATTTGGTTGATATAGGTCGTGGCCTCAGAGGTTTTTACGCCGCTGGCGGTCATCGACGCATAAGCGGCGCCAAGCTGCTCAATTTCCACGCCGAATGCTGCCGCCGTGGGGATTACTTTACCCATGGATTGAGAAAGCTCGTCAACCGAGGTTTTGCCGAGCTTCTGTGTGGTCACAAGCACATCTGAAACGCGTTTTACATCGTCGGCTTCAAGTCCATAGGCGTTCAGTGCCGTCGAAAGCACATCCACGGCGGTAGTCGTATCCGTAAAACCAGCAATCGCGAGTTTGCTTGCTTGATTTACGAAGCTCGTCGCGTTGGCCGTATCCACTCCGGCAGAGATTGCTTGGTAGGATGCCTCTGCAAGATCGTCGACGGACTTTCCGAGCTCGTTCGACATTGCAATCAGCTCGGAGCGCATCGCCTCGATTGGCACCGCGCCGCTGTCCGCAATTGTGTAAATCTTCGCCATTGACGATCCAAACTCGCTCGCCGCCTCTGCACATTCCAGCATCGCTGACGCAACTTCCTTCAGGCCGACAATAATGCCAGCAGAGGCAAGCAGGTCGGATAGCTCAGACATCGAATCGTTTGCACCGCCGGTATCGTCCGCAGCTTCCTTCACTTCCTTGCCGTACTTATCAATGGAGGTTGCGCACCCGTCTGCGGAGTTTTTCGCCTCATCCAGATACTGCTTATTTTGCTCCACTTCCCGGCTGAGGTCGTTAAGCTGGGCCTCGGCAAGGTTGGCCTGTTTTTGGTAATTATTTACGCCGCGGGCGGCGGCTTCTTCCTTGGCTTCGCTATCCGCGAGGGCATTGTTCAGCTTATCGATCTTCTCCTGGAGCTCCGCTTGCTCTTTCGCGGTGTCGCCGGTGGAGTTTTTCAGATTCTCCATCTCAGCATTGGCCTCGGCAAGCTGCTTCCGGAGGTCGTCAGACTTTTGCGCGTGAGTCTCTTGGGCGCTTCTTGCGTTATCAAGCGCAGACTTTAGAGTTTTGACCTTTTCTTCCTGCGCCTTGTACATGGCATTCAGCGCATCGCCCTTTGCCGTCAGCGCCTCCATGGAGTTCGCGTTGTCCCGAAACTGGCTCTGCACCAAGCTGAGCTGGCTCTTCAATGTCGCGTATTCGCTGTTGATATTTTTCAGGGCGGCGCGGTACTCCGCTTCCCCCTCTATTGCAATTCTCGTGGAGATTGTTCTCGTTGCCATAATTCCTCCAGATCATAGACTGCTAATTATTAGCGTAAATATCTACGCCCCGTGCCCTCATGTACAGGGCGTACAAATCAAAAATCAGTCCGGGAGAACTAAGCAGTGCCTCCCGGACCCCTAATCCGTTGATCGTTCCGAGGCGGATATCATCCGCCAGCGTCAACTGTTTTCCGTTTTTTTTTGAAGCTCGATGAGCCCAAGATCGATTTCCTTGCGATCATCCGTCTCAGACTTCAGTCCGTCGAGGACCGCCGCCATAATTGCACTCCGCAGCGAATAATCCTCCTTCGGCCCCATAAGCAGCATCAGAGCGTCCGCAGCGATTACGTTTCCGGGATCATATCCCATATAGCGCCGCACAAGCTCTCCCTGCTGAATCATCACTTCCGCAACCCGGCAGGAGAGTTCCAGCGATTTCGCGCCGCGCCCCGCCATCGTCTCTGGCAGGTCATCAACGCCGAGATCGTAAATCTGATGTGCGGCCATGATATTATAGGACAGGTAATAGTCTTTACCGCCGAACTCCCATTTTGTGAATTTCATGGCTCTCGCCTCACGATGCGCTCACACCGAGCTTGGCTTTCACCCATGCGACGGCCGCAGATTCTGACGTAAGGCTTCCAGACTCCACCTTCCATTTGCCATAGGCGGGCGCATAGATATTAAAGCGCAGCTTTGATGTGGCGAACGTGATGTTGTCGCCCTTCGTGTCGTAAGTCACGCCCTGCGGGATCGCCTTTACCTTCGGATAGTAGATACCCTGGTAGGATTTTACGTTGTTGACCATTTTCGACACGTAGAATGCAAATCCGCCGTAAGGCGCTACATCATCCGCGCCGTACATGATATCGCTCGCGTCCCCAGTGGAGCCGGTGGGGCTTTTCGCGCCAAAGATGATTTTCGCATTGTCTCCGGACATCTCCGTGATCTCAAGATCGCCGGTACCGTCCTTGAATTCCACAACGTTTTCGACTACTCTGTCGTCGCCGTAGAGCTTCACGTCGATGTAGTTCGGCGCATCTACGAACTGTACCAGTTCCGCTAGCGTGACCGCGTCTCCATAGGTTGGGTACGCGGTGTCCGTCTCCGGATTTGTCGTTGCAAACGGTGCAAACATGGGGCATTTTGCGCCATATCTAGCCATATCGTTAACCTCCTGTGATTATAAATTATTTTCTTTTAACCAACCATTAATCAGTTCCAGTGCAGCCTTTTCCATTTTCGCCGCGCTCTCTGTCATCGCGTCCCTGACAAACGGTCGCGCAGGCTGCCCGCGCTTTCCGTATTCGTTGACGAATGCAATTTCCGCATTTCTGGTTGTCGTCTTCCCGCGGCGGCGGGTGCCTTTAAATGATATTACCGCCTGCGCGCCTACACCGATTTTCGATGAAATCTTGGATGTAACACTTTCAATCGTCTTCCCGGTATCCACGATACCATAGGCGCGGGCTTTCTTTTCCTGCGCCTCCACCAGTATCTCTGCTTGTTTCTCCACTATGTCCGATAAAAGGGAGGACGGAAGAGATTCGATTTTCTTCATAGCGTGGGAGATTGAAACAAAACCGTCAAAAGAGAAGTTTGCCATTACAATTCTCCTATCGCATCGAATTCGAACACGAAATGCTGCCCGATATCGTCAAAGGCGTTTGTGATCGTCGGCGCCGTCCATGTGCTCACACCCATGATCGCGCGCCGGATTTTCCGACGCAAATCCACGGAGTTTTTACCGCGCGGCATAAACAAATGCAAATCCACCGCGCACCGATAAGCGCACGGGCCGTCGTCTCCGTACAGGTCCGGATACTCACTGTACCCAAAGGTGCAGTAGGTCTCCTCCTCGCCGCCATAATAGTCCGGATCACAGACAGGCACAATTGGCGTGATTACGCGGCGAATTTCTTCATTCAAACTCATGGGCCAACCTCCCTGGACTGCCAGAGACACCATAGCTCCACATACTCGTGGTTGTCGCCATAGTCGTTGATGTACTGGATTTCGAACTCACTGCCGCGGTACAGGATAATCATCTTCCGGTCGATTTGCGTACTCGTCCAGCGGATCAAAAAGCGAACCCGCTCTTGTCCGAAGTCAGAATCTTCCCGGACCAGCTCTGTGCCGCTTGTCTGCGAAAATTTCGCCCAGCACGTCCGGACAATCTCGTCCCGCGTTGTCTCGTATCCGTCAGAGTCCTTGGCTGCAATCCTCCGAATGATTTTAATGCGCTTATTAAGCTCTCCGGCATTTACTCGCATGGGCTACTCCTCGTAAGATTCCGCGGCTGTGAGCTTCAGCTGATTGATTCTGTTCCGAAATGCGGGGTTCACGGCAAATGACTTGTCGGATGTTGCGCCGCGATTATCGTAATTCTCCAGTACAATTGCCTTGACGCAAAGATCGTACTTCGCCCGCCGGGGCGTGTCATCCGGAGGCATCGGGACGCCAGCCTCCTCCAGGAAGGAGACGGCGTCCCAGTAGAGGTCCTCCAGCAGATCGCAATCTGCCGCGTTATCAGCGTCCATCCGACAATACGCAATCAAGGCACTGCGGACAGATTCCTCCATCGGCATCATCAGGATGTTGCCTTGGGGATAGTCGCGACAACAGCGCCGTGATGCACAATCAGGTTTCCGCCAACCATGGCATCGCCAAGGATCGCCGTCATGCGCTCCACCGCTTTCACGCTCTCGTCAACACGGATAGAGTAATCGCCAAAGAGCCCAAGTTCGTAATTCGCCGGATCGCCGTAGATCATGGTCTGGATTGCGGCAGTTGCGGACTGGGTAGAGCCGCTCAGGCTGGTCAAATCGGATACAAGCGTATACGGGATGTTCACGCCACCGTCCTGGATCATGCCAGTGTTGGGGTTGCCGGAATCCGGCGTGATAGTGAAAAGCCGGCGCTTTTCGTTTGTCCCGCGCAGGGCACCAATTGCCTTCAGGTCCGCTTTCGTCAGGAAAAGCCGCGCATAGGGGCCAACGTAGTCGTCGGAGCCATAGGCAAAAAAGAGGTTGTCTAGAAGATTCACATCGATGGATGTTGCGCTCATGGTGGCGTAGATCGCTGCTGA